CGCAGTTCTACATCACCGGCAACTATCCCGGCGTGACGAAGCTGATCTACGGCTACCTCGAAGGCGAGGCCGGCCCGACGATCGAATCTGAGATCAAGCGTGATCCTGACGGCATCGTGACCTATCTGCGTCACGACTTCGGCTGCGCCATCGGCCAGCACCAGGGCTTCTACCGCTCCACCGGCGCCTGATCCGGCCCCCTCTCATTCAATCTCTGAGGACTGATCCATGAAGAACTTTGTGCAAGAGGGGTGCTACGTGGAGGTGACTCTCCCGTATGCCCGCCTGTCTGGTGAAGGCGTGCTGGTTGGCACCAGCCTGTTCGGCGTGTGTGTGGTGGATGGCGCCTCTGGTGCTTCCATCAACATCCACACCGAAGGCGTGTACGACCTGACCGCCGCCACCGGCGCCGGCACTGATGCTGTGGTGGGTGCCAAGGCCTACTGGGACAACACCAACAAGCGCATCACGCCGGTGGCCACCAGCAACACCTACGTCGGTGTGTTCCTGGCCGCCAAAGCCACGGCTGACGCCCTGGCCCGCGTTCGCCTGAACGAGATGGTGGTCTGATGCTGCCCGACATCGCCAGCCTGGCCCTGAAGGCGGTGGTGAAGGTGATGGGGGAGCGATCCCCTATCACCTACCGCCGAGGCTCCACGGCCTACCAGGTTGGCGGCGTCTACCAGGCCAGCCACGTTGGGCTGGATCCTGAGACTGGAGTGCAGGTGCGTTCGACGCAGCCAGTCCTGCTGATCAACGGCAGCGAGCTGGGTGTCGAGCCGAAGCAGGGCGATGAGGTGGAGGTGCGCGACGGCCTGTTCAAGGTGCGCGACCCGCAGCCTGATGGCCATGGCGGCTGGCTGCTGATGCTGCATCGTCTGCCAGCACCTGCAGTGTTCAACGCCGGAGTCTTCGAGGCTGGAGTGTTTGCCTGATGCCACTGAATCTGATCCGGCGACTGGTCAAGGGTTCACCGCTGACGGCGGCGGACCATGACGGCAACCTCGATGTGCTGGAGACGGCGATCGAGGGCAAGGAAACGAGCGGCGCTGCTACGGCTGCGGTGGCTGCCCACGCTGCTGCAGCTGATCCGCACCCGGGCTATCTCACGGCTGCTGAGGGCAATGCGGCCTATGCCGCATCTGGCGCGCCGGCAGCTGCGGTCGCAGCGCATGAAGCCGCCGCCGACCCGCACCCCGGCTACCTGACTCAGGCCGAAGGTGATGGGCGATATGCACCGCTTGGATCAGCAGGTGGCCTTGCGGCTTACGTTCACACCCAGTCCACGCCAGCCACGACGTGGACGATCAATCACAACCTGGGCTTTCGGCCCAGTGTTGAGCTGCTCGATTCCGGCAGCCAAGAAATTGACGCCGATGTGTCTCATCCAAGCGCCAATCAGACCGTCGTTACACTGAAGTCGGCAATCGCCGGCCTTGCCCGTTTGATCTGAGGACACCACCATGGCTCGCCGTTTTCTCACCGACATTGACATGGCGTCGGTGTCCAAGATCACCAACCTGCCGGCGCCAACTGCTGATGGCGACGCCGCCAACAAGGGCTACGTCGATTCCGCCATCGAGGGCCTGGCATGGAAGGACAGCTCTCGTGTTGCGACACAGGCCAACCTGAACCTGGCGAGCCCTGGCGCGACGATCGACGGGATCACGATGGCCACCGGCGACCGCGTGCTGGTGCGCGCGCAGACCGCTGGCGCTGAAAACGGCATCTATGTGTGGAACGGTGCCGCGGCGGCCATGACCCGCTCGCTGGATGCGAACACCTTCGCCGAGCTGGAGCAGGCCACCACGACGGTGGAAGAGGGCACCGGCGCTGGTGTCACCTATCGCCAGACGGCGGTGAACGGCACCCTGGGCACAACGTCCGTCAGCTGGACTGTGATGGGCACCAGTGCCCCGGCAGCCAGCACCACGCAGTCCGGCATCAGCCGCTTGGCAACCCAGGCCGAAGTCGATGCTGGGACTGCTGCCGACCTGGTGGTGACTCCTTCAACGCTGGCCAGCTGGAGCGGGCGGCTGAAGAAGTTCAGCGCTAACGTGGGCGACGGCTCGGCCACAAGTTATACGCTGACTCACAACCTGAACTCTCGCGATGTGATCGTGCGAGTGTTCCCCAACTCGGGGCAATATGACGATGTAGAGGTGGACGTGCAGCGCACTGGCGTCAACACCGTGGCGCTGGTGTTTGCCTCGGCCCCGGCTGCTAACGCATACCGC